GGGGCAATGAAGCATTCAAAGAATACGTCCACTGTCGTACTTCCGAGGAAATTGGAAGATATAGCCCTGCTTTGCAGAAGGAGTGAGTTTGCTAGTCTCACAACCCTCCGCAGAAACATTACTAACCTTACCTCCGTCCCAGGTAGTAAAAAGGTGCGTAACAAGTCAAGTAAAAACAAAACAAGCTTAGCCGGCAATGCTCGGCACACGTTGGTAGGTGGTGTCCAACGACTAATTGACAGCGTATTCGCCTCATTCGCGTTAGCCTTCAACCTTAGGTCATATAACCTTAGTATCAGGGCGCATCGTGAAGCTATTGAGGGATACTTGAGACTTATCGAGCGGACGCTAAAGATCGCCCAAAATCGATCTTTATATGCGTCAGCCGTATTCCTCAAATCCTTCTCAAAAAGCTGTCAATCTTCTTCAATAGAGAACAAAAAGCACACCCCACTTATGCGAAGTGTACTACGAGGGGCCTTTTCGAATCCGAATATGGGGCAACTCTGGAAACTTGGCTCTTTAGGTAGGTCGTTACCTCCCAATCCCGGCGGCAAAGCCGCTGCGATTAGTCAGCACTACAAAGACTATACAAGTAAAGTCAATGTGCCACAGAATGTTCTAGATGAACTTTACTATATGTGTAAGTCCCTTGCGGAACAAACACGTAAATCCCGTAAGGGGAAATCTGTGTACCTGGAAGAACTAGCCTACCCGCCAACTACCACCCTTAGTGCGTCCATGAATTACTCACGGGCCGACCAGGGTAACTGGGCCTTTATGGCCGAGATAATGGCGTTGACAAAGAGTTACCTCACTACGAAAGAGGCCAGCATAAGAAAAGAAACTTTGATCGATCGCGTCGCTTTTCGAGCGTCCCAACGGGTAAAAAGGGTTCTATACCTTATAAGCCGCGGGGAACAGTTCGACAAGATAAAGCGACAACCTGACAGGGACTTCTTCCTCGCACGAATGCTAGGAAAACGAAGTAACCCGAAAGATCGCACGGTCATGGATATGAAATCCAAAATACCGCAGATCGCTAACGATCAGTTCCTTTCTGTTCTCATCTCTGAGGAACTTCGAACGGAAGTCCTCAAAGATACTTACAAACTTAAAGCGAAAATCGTTGTCCTAGATGATCCCTCAGTTGCCCGAGGGTTGAAGACCAGAGTGGTCACCAAATCACTAGAACCGGAACTCATTGGGAGTAAGGCAATTAATATTGCCCTCCTTAATGTCTTAAAGACAACAAGAGAAACCCGATTTAAGCTACGAGGACTAGAGCTCGACGAGTATTCACATGCTTGGAAAAGAGATCCCAAGCGAACACTCATTGGCGCTGACCTATCCAGAGCGTCCGACCTTATCCCTCACATAGTCGCCGAAGCGATAATGAAAGGTATTGGGGCCGGACTAGGATGGGACGAACGCAACATTCGATTTGCGGTCAAATGCTGCTCATCGGTAAGTCTCCTATATCCTCCAGGATCGACTCCTCAGCCAATCATAGATTCTACAAGAGGAGAACTCATGGGAATGCCTTACGCATTCTCGTGCCTATGCTTCCTTAATATTTGGGCGGCTCGGCGCGCCGAAGTCATCGCTAATAAGCGTGATACAATATTCTTTCGAAATACATCGAAAGCAACAAGTAACTTAACGACTCCAGCACGGGCGTACGTACACGGGGATGATTCCATCCTCTATTTCAACGAGCACGAGAAGAAAATATTCTTTTCATCTCTGAAGAGTGCTGGTCTAGAGTTCAATATGTCTAAGCAGTTCGAGAGTCCGAACCGAACCGTTTTCACGGAACAGGCGTACTACATCGATCCACAGTCGACTAAACTCATATTCAAGAGGGTTGAAAGGATCCCTGCGTCAACGGTCATCTTCGCTAAAGGCAAGAGCGTCTCGGGGGCAACGTCTCCAAACACTCAACCCGGATTCCTCCGGATAAGTGCCGCCTTCGAAAATGTACGAGATAATTCTCGTGGCCGACACCGTAAAACTGCTTACAGGTTACTTGAGGTCTTCAACCACAAGACCATTAGACAGCTAAACAGCGCCGGTATCCCGTTATACTGGCCAAAAGAGTTAGGCGGAGCGGGGCTCCTTGGCCGACCGATGCAAGCACCGGTCGTCTTTCGGAAGGCCGCAGCCGTCCTATTAACTCAAGATACACCAGACGTACGAGCCCAAATCTTGGGACTCCGTTATCACTGGTCAAACCAAATAGTCGCACCACTTCAAAAGCTTGTTACAAAGCAAGTGAAAGATGTGATGAGGACTATCAGCACCGCGGAACTAGGTAATTCCACGGGAGAAACTGACACCACTTTGTCTGGCGCAGAGGATATCGCAAGAACGATATTCCTCCGCGCCCACGCAGCGGAATACAATCTCCAACGTAAAGTGCTAACGAAGAAAAGGACTAATGTGTTCTCTATTGGTAAGCGAATTAAGCGACAAATCGCCCAACTCGCTCGTCGATGGCAGTCCGTCAAGCCTATTTCAGGCCCAAAAGTATTAAAACTTATGGAACATCATAAACTATCCAAACTATTCAACTCAGAAGATGTTAGAGAGGCAGCCTACAAGCAATTGTACGCGACTCGCCAACCCAACTTTGTTGAACCACCACCTAACTGGTTCATTTGGAAAGAAGTTCAGCTAAGACAACGAATCATCCATATCGAAAACGAAATGGAAGAAATCGACCACGAGTTGGGGTTACCCATGCTCATCGATGCCCTGTCTGCAACCTTCTCCGAACCAGCTTCACCCTCAAACCTTCAAGACCCTCACAGGACTCTTCTAGAAAAGAACAGTCGCTTACGCGAGCGTCATGCCAAATTGTACGATAAGAAATTGGCCCTCGAAAGGGGTCTCATCTTACTCAGAGGCAAAAGGATAAGAGGGTGGTGAAACATAGCGCGGCATTACCCGAAGGTAACACAAGCG